GTGATTGTGAAAGGATCTAAAAGATTTCCAGGAAATATACACATGGGTTCTTTTGGATGTGACTCATACGATATTTCTGGAACGGTAGGTGGTGGAGGCTCAAAAGGAGCGCTACACGGAATGACTAAGTTTCATATGGATGATGGCCCAACTAATATGTTTTTTTTAGAATATATATCAAGACCTCCGACGGCTGAAATATTTTACGAAGATGTTTTAATGGCTTTACATTTTTACGGCATGCCAATATTAGTAGAAAACAATAAACCTCGTCTGTTATATTATTTAAAAGAAAGAGGTTATCGATCTTTTTCTTTAAATAGGCCAGATAAGCATAAAAATATTTTATCGAAGTCAGAAAAAGAATTAGGAGGAATTCCTTCATCTTCCGCTGTAATATCTGTGCATGCTGAAGCTATAGAAAGTTATATAGAGAATAATGTTGGCATTATAAATAACCAAGAAGATGTTGATTTTGGATCATGTGGAAATATGTTTTTTAATAGAACATTATTAGACTGGTCGAACTATGATATTAATAATAGAACAAAGTTTGATGCGACTGTTAGTTCGGGGTTCGCTATAATGGCAAATCAGAGTAACAAGAATAGAGAAGTAAAAAAACGTAATCAAATAAATATTAACTTTGCAAAATACAGTAACAAAGGTTTTGTTAGTGAAATTATTACATAGATATGATAAATAACCCAAAGTTTACTTCTGGAGTTGGTTTTCCTAATCAATTTGCTTCGGATCAAGAGAAAGAAACATTGGAGTACGGTCTTCGTGTAGGTCAGGCAATTGAATCAGAATGGTTTTCAAGAGATCATGGAACTTCCTTGTATGGGGAGATGAGGTCTGAGTACTTAACAAGAAGGCTTTATGCCAGGGCTGAACAGCCAGTTGAAAAGTATAAAAACGAATTATCTGTTAACGGCGACCTATCTTATTTGAACTTAGATTGGACTCCAGTTGCTATTATCCCAAAATATGTGGATATAGTAGTTAATGGAATATCGAATAGATTGTATGATGTAAAAGTTGAGGCTATTGACGCATACTCAAGTGATATAAGGGAGAACTTTAGGCAAGAGATGGAGGCTGATATGGTTGCATATAAGCCATTAAAAGAACTTAAAGAACAAACAGGAGTTGATGTATTTAACTTTTCAGAAGACGAACTTCCTAGAACAACAGAGGAGTTAGGTCTTTATATGAAGTTAAAATATAAACAAGGAATAGAGATAGCAGAAGAAGCTGCTATTAATAGTTTATTAGAGTTAAATGACTACGAAGAGCTTTCTTATAGAACCACCGAAGATAATGTTGTTTTAGGGGTTTCTGCTATTAAACATAGTTTTGATATTCACGATGGAGTTAAAATAGAATATGTTGACCCCGTTAATTTAATATACTCACCAACAGAAGATCCTAATTTTAAAGATTGTTATTATTATGGTGAAGTAAAAAACGTTCATGTTACTGAATTAAAAAAAATAAACCCTAACTTATCTCAAAGCGAATTAGAAGAGATGTCTAAAATGGCAAGTAGGTTTGATGGGTATAAAACAACTTTAAACCAATCTACTCAAAGCGGATTAGACAAGTCTAATGTTTCTTTATTATATTTCTGTTATAAAACAGACAAAGAGGTTGTTTATAAAATAAAAAAAACAGACACAGGAGGTCAAAGATCAATTAAAAAAGACTCTTCTTTTAATCCAGAAGAAAATGAAAGATTTGAAAAAGCGTCTAGAAGAATAGATGTTTGGTATGAGGGCGTTATGGTTTTAGGAACTAATAAATTGATAAAATGGGAATTAATGAAGAATATGGTTAGACCAAAATCTTCTTTTCAAAAAACCATTTCTCCTTATTTACTTTCCGCTCCTAAAATGGCTAAAGGTAAAATAGATTCTTTAGTTAAGAGAATGATTCCTTTTGCAGATCAAATACAATTGGTTCATTTAAAACTACAACAAGTAGTCTCTAAAATGATTCCAGATGGTGTTTTTATTGATGCTGACGGGTTAAATAGTGTTGACCTTGGGAACGGAGCTTCTTATAATCCTTCTGAAGCCCTATCTATGTATTTTCAAACAGGTAGTGTTATTGGTAGAAGTTATACTGAAGATGGAGAGTTTAATAATGCAAGGGTACCAATACAAGAATTAACAAGCAGTGGGTCAAACGCAAAAATATCCAGCTTAATTAATATGTATAATTACCAGCTAGGAATGATTAGAGCTGCTACGGGTATAAACGAAGCTAGAGACGGAAGTTCTCCAGATAAATACTCTTTAGTCGGTGTTCAAAAATTAGCGGCGTTAAACAGCAATACAGCTACAAGGCATGTCGTGCAATCAGGTATAAATATTACAAAAAATTTATGCACAGCATTGTCGTATAGAATATCTGATATATTAGAATACTCTTCTTTTAGTGATGATTTTGCTAAAATGATTGGTAAAAATAATTTTGAAATTATAAAAGAAATAAAGAATTTACATTTACATGATTTTGGCGTGTTTATTGAATTAGAGCCTGATGAAGAAGAAAAGTCTTTACTGGAGCAGAATATACAATTAGCATTACAGTCGGGTAAAATAGAATTAGATGATATTATAGATATCAGAATGGTTAAAAATCTGCAATTAGCTAATATGCTTTTAAAAGTTAGAAAGGCAAGAAAACAAGAAAATGATTTAGCTTTAGAAGAAAAAAGAACCAAAATGCAGTCAGATGCAAATACTCAATCTGCTCAAGCTGCTGCTCAAGCTAGAACTCAAGAAAACACTGTTAAGAGTAAGTCAGAGGCTCAATTACTTCAGATGACTAATCAGATGGATTTACAAAAACTAGAGGTTAAAGCTAAGTTAGAAAAAGAATTAGAGGCTATGAAGTTTCAGCACGCTATGGAATTAAAAAAGCTAGAGATTGAAGGTTTTGCTAGCAGAGACGGTAATAAAGAAGATAGAAAAGATAAAAGAACAGAGAAACAGGCGTCACAACAAAGCAGAATGATTAGTCAAAGAAAAAAAGACTTACCTCCAACAGATTTTGAAGGAGAGAATCAACAGCAAGTACAAGGGCCTCCAATGGGAGAAATGCCTCCAATGGGAGGGCAAATGCCACAACAAGCGCCACAAGATCCAATGCAGGGAATGATGGAAAAGATGAACCAACAAAACATGTTGTAATTTATCTTACTTTTGTAAAGTAAAATATAATTTAATTAAATATGAGTGATGAAACAATAAAGGTAGACCTTGCCCAAAAGGGTGACTCTGCTAATAAAGACCAATCTAGTGATGTAGATTTTAAAGTAGATTTATCTAAACCTCCAGAAGCTGAAGAAACTTCAAAGGATGAGAGTAAACCAAAAACTGAAGAAACATCAAAAGAGGGTGATGAACCAAAGGTAGAAACTAAATCAAAAGATGAAGAAAAGCCAGAAGTTCAAGATAAAAAACAAACTAAAGAGGAAATATTAAGCGCGTATTTGACAGATAAATATGAGTTAGATATTAATTCTTTAGAAGACGTTCTTTCAAATAAGGATAAAAAACAAGTTAATAAACTTCCTGAAGAGATTGAAAAGTATCTAGAATATAAGAAAGATACTAATAGAGGGTTAAAAGATTACATGAAGCTACAACAAGATTTTGATGAAGCTAATCAAAGTGATCTTCTTGTTCAGTATTATAAAGAAACAAATCCAGGTCTCAATGATGAGGATGTGTCTTTTTTAATAGAACAAAAGTTTGAATATAAAGAATCTATTCATACAGACTCTGAAAAGAAGGTTAAAGAACTTGAAAAGAAAAAAGAATTATTTAAAGCTAAACAGTATTTTAATGATTTAAAGGAAAAATACAAGTCTCCGCTTGAGTCAAGCAATGAGAATGTACCTGATGAATATAAAGAGGCGTTTAGTAATTATAATAAGTACCAAGAAGAATCTAAAAAAAACAAAGAGATTCAAGATAATCAACGTGCTGTCTTTGACGAAAAAACAAGAAAACTATTCAATGACGATTTCAAAGGTTTTGAATTCAATGTAGGAGAAAAAAGTCTTGTTTATCAACCTAAAGACTCTAAAGATGTTATGGAGAAAAACAGTAACCTTAACAATTTTATTTCAAAACACATTGATGATAAAGGCTCTTTGAAAAGTGCTGCTGATTACCATAGAGCTATGGATATAGCTATGAATCCTGAAAAGTATGCAAAATTCTTTTACGACCAAGGTAAATCTGACGCCGTAAATGAAGTTGTCAAAGACGGGAAGAATATTAATATGGACGTTAGAAGCAAGGTTGATTCTTCGACAACAGGAACTAAATTCAAGGTCTTACAAGACTCTGGAAATTTTAGTTCTGGATTAAAAATCAAAAAACGTTAAATTATTTAAAAAACTAAAAAATGGCACAAACTATAACATTTGGAGGAAACGGAGCCTTAGGAGGTTCTACTTCTCTTACGCCAGCACCATCTAAGGGGTTACAAAACTCAAACTACCTTAGCAATGCTGACTATACTTTCGCACAACAATTCATGCCTGACTTGTATGAGAAAGAATTTGAAAAATACGGAAACAGATCTATCGCTTCTTTTTTAAGAATGGTAGGAGCTGAACTTCCATCTAGTTCTGATTTAATCAAATGGACTGAGCAAGGAAGATTACACGTACAAGGATCAGGAACAGTTACTGATGGAAACACTTTAGCAGTTACAGGACACAACTTTAGAACAAATCAAACGATTATCGTATCTAATGCTGCTGGATCAGTACAAGTAAAAGCTTTAGTTACAGACGCAAGTGCAGCTGACTCTGTTGAGGTAGCACCTTATTCATTAGCTGATATGGTGACAGGTACAGGGTCTTTTTCTGCAAATGACGCTGTAAAAATCTTTGTATTCGGTTCTGAATTTAAAAAAGGAACTAACGGAATGGTTGGATCTTTGCAAGCTGATTTTGAAGCTAAAGAAAACAACCCTATCATCATCAAAGACAAGTATGAAGTTAGTGGTTCTGAATTAGCACACGTTGGATGGGTAGAAGTAACTACTGAAAACGGAGCTTCTGGATACTTATGGTATTTAAAATCTGAGCACGAAACAAGATTAAGATTCGAAGACTACCTTGAAACTTCAATGGTAGAAGGAGAACCAGCTGCTGCTGGATCTGCTGCTTTAGCTGCAGGTTACAAAGGTACAAAAGGTCTTTTCTATGAAATCGAAAATGGAGGAAACACTTCTTCAGGAGATATCACAGACAGAGATGACCTTGAGGCTTTTGCTAAAGTTCTTGATAAAGAAGGTGCAATTCAAGAAAATGTACTTTTCGTAAACAGAGATACTTCTTTCAAAATTGATAGAGTATTAGCTGATCAAAACAACTCTGGAGCTTCTACAAGTTCTTATGGTTTATTTGATAACGACGAGGATATGGCTTTAAATCTAGGATTTACTGGATTTAGAATTGGATATGACTTTTATAAGTCTGACTGGAAATACTTAAACGATGCTACTACAAGAGGTAACATTGGTGGTATTGACGGAATCATGGTTCCTGCTGGGACAACTACTATCTATGACCAGGTATTAGGACAAAACGCTAAACGACCATTCTTACATGTTCGTTACCGTCAGTCTGCTACTGAGGACAGAAAGTATAAGTCTTGGGTAACTGGATCTGCTGGTGGAGCATCTACTACAGATAAAGATAACATGGAAGTACATTTCTTATCAGAAAGAGCACTTTGTGTTATGGGAGCAAACAATTTCATATTGATGCAATA